TGGGACACCGTGCCCGCGCCACTGCATATCTGGGTGCCTTTCTGATCGCATTTTTTGATTAGGAACCCGGTTTTTCATGAAGGATTTGTATGACTGCTGAAATTGACGAAAAGCTGCTGGAATTCGCCACTTCGCGGCAGTCTGAAGTCCTTCGCGCGTACTGGGAAAATGGCAGCCAGCGGAAAGCAGCGGAAGCACTTGGCATTAGCCAGCGCGCCGTCTGGCAAACCCTTAAAGCGGTGCGCGAAAAGGCGGCCCAGAAAGGCCATGCACCCGGCCATTGGGACGCCGGTGTGGCGCCCGGTTATTCCATGGGCAAGGTCACCGTGCACCGGACGCCCAAGGGCGTGGTCCAGGTGTGGGAGCGCCAGAACCCGGACAACCTGAAGCGCGAGGAAGCCTTGCGCGAGGCAATCGCGGCCGTGTCCGAAGAACTGCCGCGCCTTGAACCAGTCCCGCTTCCTGGTGGAAACCGGCCTGCGCGCTTGTGCAACCTTTTCACCATCACGGACTACCACGTGGGCATGCTCGCCTGGGACAAGGAAGGCGGCGCGGACTGGGATTTGCGGATTGCCGAGGACACCCTAGCGTCCGCCATGCTGTTCCTGGTGAACGCCGCGCCGCGTGCGCGGGTGGCCGTGGTGAACCAACTGGGTGACTTCCTGCACTTCGACGGGCTGGAAGCCGTCACGCCGATGCATAAGCACAACCTGGACGCGGACAGCCGGTTCCGCAAGGTGGTGGGCGCGGCCATTCGCATCCTGCGGCGCGTGATTGACGCGGCGCTGGCGACCCATGACGAAGTGCACGTGGTCATGGCTGAAGGAAACCACGACTTGGCCAGCAGCGCATGGCTGCAGGCCATGTTCGGCGCGCTGTACGAAAACGAACCGCGCGTGACGGTGAACGAAGCGGCGCTGCCGTATTACGTCTATCAGCACGGCCGCGTCATGCTGGGTTTTCACCACGGCCACATGAAAAAGAACGATGGCCTGCCACTGCACTTCGCGGCCAGCTATCCGCAAATCTGGGGCGCCACCAGCAAGCGGTACATTCACGTGGGGCACCGCCACCACGTCGAGGAAAAGGAACACGCCGGCGTCAAGGTGGTGCAGCATTCCACGCTGGCCGCGCGGGACGCATACGCGGCGCGCGGCGGGTGGCATAGCGAGCGCCAAGCCATCGCAATCACGTATGACGCGGACCACGGCGAAGTGGCGCGTTGCACCGTAACGCCGGAAATGCTCGCGCCGTGATCCTGAACCGCCAGGACTGCGCGCAGGCCATGGGCGTGGCGCTTCCTACGTTTGACAAGTGGGTGCGCGACGGCTGCCCGGTCAAGACACGCGGCCGCAAGGGCATTCCCTGGGAATTCGTCCTGTCGGACGTTATCGCGTGGCGCATGGAGCGCGAGCGCGACAACGCCGCCGGTTCGCCGGACAAGGCGGACGAAAAGGAACTGGCGCGCCGCCGCGCAGTGGCCACCACCGGGCTGGCGGAACTCGAATTCGCCAAAGCCAAGGCCGAAGTGGCGCCAGTGGCTGAATTCGAACGCGCGCAAGCCAAGATGATGGCCGCCATTCGAACCAACGTCATGAACGTTGCGCAGCGCGCGGTCCTGCAGCTGCTGGGCGAAACAGACGAAACAACGTTTAAACAACGTCTGCGCGCTGAACTGTCGCTGGCACTGGAACAGTCCGCCCAGATTGATTTTGACCTTGACGACGAAGAAACGGACGACGAAGGCGAGGAATGACCTTGCACCCGTTCAGCAACAAGTCCGGCGTCCTCGCGGCAATCCGGCGCGCGGCCGCGCACTTGGTGCCGCCGCCGGACATGCTGCCCAGCGTCTGGGCTGAAGCGAATATCCGCATTCCGGTGGGCAACGCCATACCCGGCCCGATATCGTTCGCGAACGCGCCGTACCAGCGCGGCATGGTGGACGTAATCAAGGAACCCGGCGTCCGCCGCGTGGACTACATGACCGGCGCGCAGCTGGGCAAAACCACGGTGCAACAGTGCATCGTGGGGTATTTCATTGACCACGAACCGCGCAGCCAGATTTTCGCGCAGCCCAGCCAGGGCGATATGCAGACGTTTCAAGAAACGAAGCTGCAGCCCATGCTGGAAGCGAACCCCAAGATTGCCCGCAAGATGGCAAAGCCGCGCGGGCGCGAGGGCGTGAACAACAGCCGGATCAAGTCCTATATCGGCGGGTGGCTTATGTTCAGCTGGGCGGGTTCGCCCAAGACTGCGCGCGGCCGTTCGGCGCCGGTCACCCACGCGGACGAAGTGGACGGCATGCCGCCCACGGCGGAAGGCGACTTCGTGGAACTGCTGGGGCAGCGTTCCGCGTCCTTCGGTGACCAAGTGCTGCAGACGCGTTCCAGCACGCCCACCGTCAAGGGCACGTCCCGTATCGAAGCCGGGTTCCTCGCCGGTGACCAGCGGCGGTTCTATGTGCCATGCCCTGACTGCGGCGAGGGGCAACACCTGAAATGGTCACAAATCACCTGGGAAGGCCGCCAGTCCACCGGCTGGGATGACGCGGACAAGGACATGGAACCCGGCGTGGAACACGTGCCGGAAACCGCCGCGTATGTCTGCGAACACTGCGGCTGCTTGTGGGATGACGGCCAGCGCATCGCTGCCATTCGGAACGCGGAAGCCCTGGGGCACGGCTGGAAGGCGCACAAGCCGTTCAAGGGGCACGCTTCGTTCCATGCGCCCGAATGGCTGTCCACGTTCCGGCGGTTGCGGGACATTGTGCAGTCCTACCTGGACAAGCTGCGCATTGGTGACCTGCAGTCATTCATGAACGTGTCCGGCGCGGAAACCTTCGAAGAAAAAGGCGAGCAAGCGGACCCGGAAGGCTTGGCAGCGCGCGCCGCCGCGTCCACGTACACGTCCGGCACCGTCCCGCTGGGCGGCCTGGTGCTAACTGCCGGCGTGGACATGCAGCCGGACCGCCTGGAAGTCGAAGTGGTGGCGTGGGGGCAGGCTGAACAAAGCTGGTCCGTGGACTATCACGTGCTGTGGGGTGACCCGGACGCCGGGGACGTATGGGATGAACTCGAAGAACTGCTGTCCGGCACGTGGACGCACGAAAGCGGCGCGCAGCTGGCGCTAACGGCCGCGTGCGTGGACACCGGCGGCACCGGCGGCAACACCCAGTCCGCGTATGAGTGGCTGCGCGGCAAGACTGGGCGGCGCATCTTTGCCGTGAAGGGGCAGGCGCCCAGCTTCGGCAAGCCGATTGTCCAGGCGCCGAACCGCAAGCAGTCCGGCAAAACCAAGCGCAAGGTGGACTTGTTCATGGTGGCGACGGACGAAGCCAAGCTAACCGTCATGCGCCGCCTTGCGGTGCCCAAGCCGGGGCCGGGTTACTGCCACTTTCCCAGCGACCGGGAAGCCGATTACTTCCAGCAGCTGACTGCGGAAAAGCTGATTACGCGGTATGTCAAGGGCTTTCCGGTGCGCGAGTGGCACAAGGTCCGTTCGCGTAACGAGGCGCTGGACTGCCGCCAGTACGCGCTGGCCGCGCTCAAGATCGCGAACCCGTCATTCCGCCGCGCGCAGGAGCGTTTAAACCATGCAATCCCGGCGCCGCGCGAGGCGCCGCCGCCGCGCGATGACCGCAAGGAATGGGTACGCCAGACAGCGGAAACGGCCGTGAAGCTGCATGGCGCGCTTACCGCGCTCGCGAAGCCCAAGGACGAACCGGAAATCCCACAAGAGGAAGCGCCGCCGCCGCCGTCGCAAAGTGGCCGCGTTGTGAGAACCCGGCGAACCCTGAAACCGAAGGCTGGAAGCAAGGGAAGCTGGGCAACAAGGTATTGATATTGACCCAGTGCGTTGTCCTTCCGCTGCAGATCGCCGCCGGCCTGACTTTTCAGGCACGCGCGGCCAGCGCACTGCATCCGGCGCCGGCGTGGACTTACACGCTGCACCTTCGTGGGCCGTCGCAAATTGACTTGACGGCCGCGCCGGATGGAACTTTCGCGGCAACCGCCGCAGTCACTGCCGAGTGGACACCCGGCACGTACTGGTGGGCGGTCCACGCCACCGATGGCACCACCGTGGTGGAAATCGAGCGCGGGGACATGACCGTGCTGCCGGACCTTACGGCGGTGAACACCCCGTATGACGGCCGCAGCGAAAACGAAATCGCCCTGGAAGCAATCGACGCGGTTCTAAGCAAGCGCGCCACCCAGGACCAGCAGCGGTACGTCATCAATAACCGCGAACTGTGGCGCACGCCGGTGGCGGACCTGCTGAAGCTGCGCAGCTTCTACAACACGCGCGTGCGCCGTGAACGTGCGCGCCGCGCTGGCAGCAGCACCATGGGCCGCAATATCCCTGTGAGGTTTTCGTAATGCAGCTGGCGTTCTGGCGCAAACCATCCCCGGCCACGCCGCCGGCCGCCTATGCCAAGGCGAAACGCTCGCTGCTGGGGCGCGGCGTGTTCGGCATGTTCAAGTCCAGCGAGACGAACCCGAACGACACGTGGTCCGCCACGCCGATTTCGCCCGACGCGTTCATAACGCGGCGGCAAATGTCGCTTGTCGCACGATCGCGCGAACAGTGGTCAAACAACGATTACGTCCGCGCCTTCGTCCGCCTGGTGCGCCAGAACGTGGTGGGGCCGAACGGCGTCACCATGCAGGCCAAGGCCACCAAGCCACGCGGCCAGCTGGACAAGGAACTGAACGCCGCGCTTGAAACCTGGTGGGAGGACTTCGGCCAGAAGGGCAATTGCGAAGTCACCGGCCAGCTATCCCTGCGCGAAATGTGCAACCTGGTCATTGAAACCACCGCGCGCGACGGCGAATTCTTCGTCCGCAAGATTTACGGCAAGGACGCGGGGCCGCATGGCTTCGCGCTGCAGCTGATCGACGCCCAGCGCCTGCCTGTCTGGTATGAGAACTACCAGCGCACGGACAACGGCGGGTTCATCCGACACGGCATTGAATTCAACCGCTTTGGGCGCCCGGTGGCGTACCACTTCGCCAGCACGGACGAATGGGACGCGTATTATTACACCTATGCCGGACAGGGCTTCACGCGCATTCCGGCGGACGAAATCATTCACGGCTTTGTCCATGAAATGGTGGGGCAGCGCCGTGGCCTGCCGTGGGCGTCCACGTCGCTGTTCCGCCTGCACCACCTGCAGGGTTTCGAGGACGCGGCGGTGCAGAACGCGCGCGCCGGTGCCACCAAAATGGGGTTCATCCAGTACAGGGAAGGGTTCGGACCCGAGGCAGACGAGGACACGGACGTGGCCGCGACTATCGACGCGGAACCGCTGTCCTTCCACGAATTGCCGGAAGGCGCGGAATTCAAGGAATTCTCGCCGCAGTATCCGAACAACGAATTCGCCACGTTCCACAAGGCCATGCTTCGCGGCGCTGCCGCCGGCATGGGCGTGCTGTACAACAACATGGCCGGTGACCTGGAAGGGGTGAACTTTTCTAGTATCCGCCAGGGCACGCTGGACGAACGCGAACACTGGAAAGAACTTCAGCAGTGGCTGATAGAGAATTTCCTCGCGCCAGTGCACTGCGACTGGACCAAGTACCAGCTGCTGGCCGGTAACGTGAAGGTCAAGGGCACGCCGGTGCCCGCAAACAAGCTGGACCAGTGCCTGCGCGTCACGTGGCAGCCGCGCCGGTGGCAGTGGATTGACCCGCGCGCGGACGTGGACGGCGCCGTGGCGAGCATTCGCGCGGGGCTTACTTCGTTCAGCCAGGTTATCCGCGAACAAGGCCGGGACCCGGAAGTGGTGTTCCAGGAATTCGCGGCGGATATCGAGGCAATGAAAGCCGCCGGCATCAGCGAGGAAACCATAACGCTGTTCCTGGTGGGGCAGCCGCCGCAGCCCAAGCCGGAAAAGGCGCCCAAGAAAGACAAGGAAGGCAAGGCAGAATGAACATTCGCAGTAACGAAGGTGTGGGCGGCCTGGACAAGGTGACCCGCAAGCTGGTGGAAATTCGCGAGCGCGGCGCCATGCAGCGCGAAGCAACCGTGGGCGTTATCGACAAGGAAGCCCGCACGGTTGAACTGTCGTTCAGTTCGGAAGTCGAGTATCGCCGCTGGTTCGGCATTGAAGTGCTGGGCCATGACGAAGGCGAAGTGCGACTGGCGCGCCTGCAGAACAAGGCGCCGCTTCTGTGGATGCATGACTGGGATGACCAGCGCGGCGTGGTGGAAAACGTCCGCATTGACAGCGACCGCAAGGGCCGCGCGGTGGTCCGGTTCAGCAAGTCCGAGGACGGCGAAGAACTGTTCCAGGACATCGTGGACGGCATCGTGACCAAGGTTTCCGTGGGCTACATGGTCCACGGCCTGAAGCTGATCGAAGAACGCGAGGACGTTGACGTGTACCGCGTCACCGACTGGGAGCCGTTCGAAATCAGCATGGTTTCCGTGCCTGCGGACGACACCGTGGGCGTGGGCCGAAATCTGGAAATTCCACAAGAGGAAAACGCAAGCGTTTCGCGGGACAACGCAAGCGTCAAAGACCAGTTGCCCGCAAAAAGGACTATTTCAGCAATGCACGAAAAAATCGTTCGCGATGCCCAGGGCAACCTGGTCCGCGCCAAGGTAAACGAGGACGGCACGATTGCCGAAATCCTGGAAGTCATCGAGCGCGCCGGCGAGGCTGCCGCAGCTGCAACCGCGCGCGGCGCGGAAGGCGAGCGCGCCCGCGTCCGTGCCATCACGGAAATGGGCAAGCAGTACGGCCAGGCCGAAAAGGCTATGGAATTCATTGCGGACGGCAAGTCCGCCGATGACTTCCGCCGCGAACTGCTGAACGACTTCGCCGCAAGCCGCGCGAACAAGCCGCTGGACGAACAGCAGCGGGACGCGAACCTTGGCCTGTCGGGCAAGGAAGTGCGCCAGTATTCGTTCATGCGCGCCCTGCGCGTCCTGGCGAACCCCGAGGACAAGGCAGCGCGTGACGCCGCCGCGTTCGAAATCGAGTGCAGCCGCGCCGCCGCCGAACAGTACGGCAAGTCCCCCAAGGGCCTTATCGTGCCGAACGACGTTCTGGCGGACCGCGCATTCGGCGCCGGCGGTTCGGCCACCGCCACCGGCGGTTCGGCCGCAGTCGCCACCAACCTGCTTGCCGGTTCGTTCATCGACATTCTGCGCAAGAAGGCGTGGGTTATGCGCCGCGCCCGTTCGCTCGCCGGCCTGGTGGGCAACGTGGACATTCCCAAGCAGACCAGCACCACGCAGGCTTACTGGGTGGGCGAAGGCGGCGCACCGACCGCTGGCCAGCCCGGACTGGACCAGATTTCGTTCACGCCCAAGACGGTGGGCGCGTACACCGATATCACCCGCCGCCTGCTTCGCCAGGCCACGCCGGACGCGGAAGCCATCGTGCGCGATGACATTCTGAAGGTCATGGCGCTGGAAATCGACCGCGTTGCCATCTACGGCAGCGGCACGGAATTCCAGCCCAAGGGCCTGAAGAACTATTCGGGCATCAACGCGGTGGACTTCGCCAGCGCTGGCCAGCCTTCGTTTGCCGAACTGGTGAACATGGAAACCCAGATCGCCCTGGACAACGCGGACGTGGACAACATGTCCTATGCGTTCAACGCGGCAATCCGTGGCCACGCCAAGACCACGCTGAAGTTCCCCGGCGTCAACGGCGCGCAGACCATCTGGGAACCGGGCAACACCGTCAACGGCTACGCCACGGACGTGTCCAACCAGATCGCCACCGGGGACGTGTTCTTCGGCAACTGGATGGACCTGGTTGTGGCCATGTGGGGCGGCCTGGAACTGACGGTGGACCCGTACTCGCTGTCCACCAGCGGCGGCCTTCGCATCATCGCGCTGCAGGACATCGACCTGAACCTGCGCCGCGTGGAATCGTTCTGCTACGGCAGCGACACGGTTTCGTAATAACACCGCGCCGAGAGGGGCCGCCGGCGTAACAACCGGCGGCCCATTTGGAGACAAACCGCATGACCAAGCCCACCGTTTTCCTGAAGCTGACCGCAGCCGTTGCGCTCGCTGGTGCAGTCAAGGCCGCCGGTTCCATTGTCGAAGTGGACGAGGACCTGGCAATCAACCTGCTGAACCGTGGCAAGGCCGAACCGGCGACTGCCGAGGACGCGCCGACCGAACCGACCGAACCGACCGAACCGGCGGAACCCGCCGCGCCGGAAGGCGGCAGCAAGCCGCAGGACCCGCCCAAGGACGACAAGTCCACCAAGCCCGACAAGCCGGCCAAGTAAGCCGGCAGCGACAAGGAACACCGCAGAATGAGCAAGCTGACGATTGTTGCGCTCGCCGCAGCCGCCGCACCCACCGCCACCGCCACCAGCACCGGCGTGGACGTTTCCGACTTCACCGGCAACGGCAAGGTGGTGCTGAACGCCGCCCAGCCTGCAGCTGGCCAGACCCTGGACGTGAAGCTGCAGCATAGCGACACGCTGGGCAGCGGATACGTGGACAGCGGCGTGACCTTCACCCAGGTGACCAACGCCGGCGGCGCCGCGTTCGAAGTCAAGGACCTGTCCCTTGACCAGTTCAAGAAGTTCGTCCGTGTCGTCGCGACCATCGCCGGCAGCGCCACCGCCCTGCCGCACGCGGTCACCCTGGTGGGTAACAAGGCGTTCTAAGCGCCACCGAAGGACTGCAGAATGCCCGCGCCGCTTTGGGAGGATTTGGACGTATTTCTGGACACGGACGATTTCGCCCTGTCTGGAACCGTCACCCTCGCCAGCGGCGCGGTTCTGCCCACGTTCAGCGGGATTTTTGACGACCCGTACCTGAACGCCGAACTGGGCGAATACGATATGGACAACGCCAAGCCGCGTTTCCTTTGTAAGGAAGCGGACGTGGCGGACGTGCGGCGCGGTGACACCATCCTGGTGTTCCAGAAGAACAAGCGCGGCGTGGTGGTGTGGTCCCAGACCTTCGACATTCTTACGGGCGGCCAGTCCACCGGCGACGGCATGGCGTTGCTGGAACTCGCGCCGCAGACATAGCGCCGTGCTGCACTTCGACATTGACGCCAAGCAGATAGGCGACCTGATTACGGAACTGGGCCTGACTGAAAAGCAGGCCAAGTTTGCGTTAGGGCGAGCGTTCCGACGCACCGCCACCACGCTGCGCGTCATGTCGGAACGTGGCCTGAAATCTGAACTGGACGTGCGCAAGCTGGCGTACCTGCGGCGCCGCCTGCGGTTTTCCCAGTTCAGCCGCCAGAACTTCGCCGGTGCGCGCTTGTGGTACGGCACCGGGGACATGCCGGTTTCCGCACTCAAAGGCCAGATCAACGAGGCGGGTGACGGCGCGACGTTCAGCGGCAAGGCCGGAAGCCATTCGTATGACGGCGGGTTCGTGGCCAAGTCGAAGCGCGGCTGGACGAAGGGCCGAAAAACGATATTCACCCGCAAGGGCGGCAAGCGCCTGCCTATTGCGGAAGTCCAGCTGCCGGTCAAGGACCGCATGGACGTGTTTATTGAAGATGAAATTTTTGACCAGATCAATGAAATTTTCTGGCGTCACTTCGAACGCGACATGCTCGCGCGCGCGAAGTATGGCGTGGGGCAGCGAGGCTAAGTCATGACCGACCGCAACACTGAAGTCACACTGGACCAGGTGCATGAAGGCATCGTGTCCACCCTTGCCGCGCAGTTCCCGGACGCGAACGTGGAAGCGTACCGCATGGACCGCACCACCATTCCCGCGCCGTCAATCCTGGTGGAACTGGACGAATTCGAGGACGCGGAACTGGACCCAGGCACCGGCCAGCTGGCGGTAACGGCCATGTTCAAGGCGTTGGTGGTCATGCCGTTCCGCGCGCCGGCTGGCATGAACCCCAAGCTGGAAGTGCGCAAGCTGGCGGCCGCCGTGGCGGCGTTCGCGCGCCTGCAGCGCTGGGGATGCAAGATTGGTCCCGCCATGGTCACCGGCGCCCACCCGGACGACTTCCACCCGGAACTGGACCAGTACGAAGTCTGGGCAGTCGAGTGGCGGCAAGTCATCCACCTGGGCGAAACGGTGTGGAAGGGTGGCACGCCACCACCCACCGAAGTGAACGTGGGCGAAGCGCCGCTAATAGGCGCGCCCTATGCCGACGAATACAAGCAGGTGACGCGATGACCGACGCGTGGGCACTGGCTGAAGGCGAGCGCGTAACGGCGAACATCGTTCGCGTGGGCCGGGTTACTGAAGTGGACCCGGCCACCCGCCGCGCAAAAATGAGGGTGGGCGGCCTAGACACGGACTGGCTGCCCTGGGGCGTTGCGCGTGCTGGCGGGACCCGCACGGCGAGTGCGCCCACCGTGGGCGAACAGCGGCTGGTATTCTCGCCGTATGGCGACACGTCGCAAGCCGTCATCGGGCAGGCGATTTACCAGGACGATTACGACGCGCCCACCGAAAGCGCGGACGTGGAAGCCACGGTGTTCCCGGACGGCACGCGGGTGGAATACGACGCGGCCGCGAACAAGCTGCAGATTGACGTGGCAGGCGCTGGGCTGGTGGTCATCAACTGCAAGCAGGCCACCGTTAACGCGGAAACCAGCGTGACAATGAACACGCCGGACACGAACCTGTCCGGCAACCTTACCGTGGGCGGAAACGCGACGTTCAACGGCGGCAGCGTGACGCACGGCGGCAAGAATATCGGCAAGACACACACCCATTCTGGTGTTCAGGCAGGACCAAGTAACACCGGCGCGCCGAACTAGCGGAAATCCCACAAGAGGAACCCCACGCGAGCGCGGGGCACTGTCCCGCCATGATCGGGACAGACGCGACAACCGGGAAGGCGCTGGGCGGCATTGACCACCTGCGGCAGTCCGTGCGCGACATTCTGACAACGCCGATAGGCACGCGGACCATGCGGCGCGAGTACGGCAGCCGGCTGTTCCAGCTGGTGGACGCGCCCATGAATGGCACCACGCTGCTGGCGATTTACACGGCGTCAATCGAGGCGCTGAACCGCTGGGAACCGCGCCTGAAGGTCACCAGCGTGAAGGCATCCGAGGCCGCGCCGGGGCGCGTGGTGCTGGACGTGACAGGCGAATACCTGCCGGACGGCAAAACGGTAACACTTAGCGGGATTGTGGTTCAGTAATGGCCGGTGCGTTTACACAAGTTGACTTGTCCCAGCTGGCCGCGCCGTCCGTTGTCGAGGCGCTGGACTTCGAAACCATCTTGTCTGCCATGGTGGCGGACCTGGTGGCGCGTGACGCTTCGTTTTCGGCGCTGCTGGAAAGTGACCCGGCGTTCAAGATTTTGGAAGTGGCCGCCTACCGCGAAATGCTGGTGCGGCAGCGTGTAAACGAGGCGGCGCGCGCCGTCATGCTAGCTTACGCCGCCGGGTCCGACCTTGACCAGCTGGCCGCGAACTATGGCGTGTCGCGCCTGCTGGTCACGCCAGCGGACAACACCACCATTCCGCCCACGGCTGCAGTGTACGAGGATGACGCGTCCCTGCGCTCGCGCGTCACGCTGTCCCTGGAAGGCTACACCAGCGCAGGCAGCCAGGGCAGCTATGTGTTCCACGCGCTGTCCGCGTCTGGCGACGTGAAGGACGTTTCCGCTATCAGCCCGACGCCGGGGCAGGTGTCTGTCTATGTGCTGTCACGCACTGGGAACGGCGCCGCATCGCCCACGCTGCTGGCCACGGTGGAAGCGGCGCTGAACGCGGAAAAGGTCCGGCCGATGACGGACCAAGTAACGGTCCTGTCCGCCAGCATTTTGAACTACACGATTGAAGCGGAACTGGTCATCTTTCCGGGACCGGACAGCGCCGTTGTCCTCGCTGCAGCTGAAGCCGCTGCGGCGGCATACGCGGCCGACCAGCATCGCATGGGGTACGATATCACGCTTGACGGCGTGTACGCCGCGCTGCGGCAGCCGGGTGTCAAGCAGGTGAACCTTGCCGAACCGGCCGCCGCAGTCATCACCAGCGACGGCCAGGCGGCGTTCTGCACTGACATTGCGTTGACGGCTACGGTTGCCACCAGTGCCTGATTTGCTGCCCTGGAACGCTACGCCGCAGGAGCGCGCGCTTAGTGAGGCTGCAGGCCGCGTGTCGGACGTGCCCACGCCGCTGCGCGACTTGTGGAACCCGGACACGTGCCCGCCGGAACTGCTGTCATGGCTGGCGTGGGCGTTCAGCGTGGACGAATGGGACACCACGTGGACGGACACCCAAAAGCGCGTGTTCATCAAGCGCAGCCTGGAAATCCACAAGTACAAGGGCACCATTGGCGCGGTGCGCGATGCACTGGACGCGCTGCAGTTCAGCGCGCAGGTGCAAGAGTGGTTCGCCCAGTCACCAGCGGGTGACCCTTACACGTTCCGGCTGTTGCTGAACGTGGACCAGGTGGGCGTGGACCAGTCACAATACGCGGCGCTGTTCGCAATCATTGATCGCACCAAGAATTTGCGTTCACACCTTTCCGAATTGGAACTGACCGTTCGCACCGTGGGCGGTCCGTTTCTAGCTGCAGCTGCTGGGCTTGGCAGTGAAATCGTTCTGACAAACTACCAGCGCGCCATCATTGTTCTTTCCGAAAACGTCATCATTGTTTGAGGCAACGAAATGGAAATCAAGAATTACTTTGCGCAGGATGACGAAGGGAATGTAATTCCCAACCCTACCGTGTATCTGTACGTGGCTGGAAGTTCACCGCTTACGCTGGCCACCGGCCTGAAGGACGCGGACGGCGCCGACCTTACGAACCCGTTCACCGGCACTGTGAAGGGGCAAATTCAGCTTGCCGCGCCGGATGGCGATTACGATTTGCGCGTGGTGGGCGGCGGCCGCGATTTCACCATGCGCGTGCGGTTCATCACGGACGCCGCCACCGTCCTGGCTGACGCCATCGCGGCCAAGAGTGCGGCGGAAACCGCTGCTGAAACAGCCACCACAAAGGCCGGCGAGGCGGCGGGGAGCGCCACCACCGCGAACACCAAGGCCGGCGAGGCTACCACCGCCGCCGGCACGGCCACCACCAAGGCAGCTGAAGCCGTAGCAGCCGCAGCGACGGCCCAGGAAGCCGTGGGCTATAAGGGGCGGTCCGCGCGCTTCCCAATGCGCAACCGTCACAACGGTGACGGTTCGCCGTTCGCCATGATCGCGCAGCCCACCACCAACGTGGGCACGCTGTTCAACGCGGATGGCGCACTGGTCATTGCCGTGACCATCCCGCGCGAGAGACTTAGGGCCAGCGGCACCGGACAAAGCAACATCGGCCGCACCATCCTGGGGAACGTCCTGACAGGATCATCCGCGAACAATTTTTATCTGAACATCACCGGGGCATCTGGCGTATTTCAGACCCAGCTTGTGTTCTACATGCGCAGCGGTTCCACGCCGCTAATCGGCCCTTTGACCGTCAACCTGCCCGAAAGTAACGGTTCGCGCCTTCTGCTGGTGCTGCGCCGCACTAGCAACGTGTTTTCAATGGACTGGTGGAATTGCGACACCGGGACGAAGTACGCCGGCACCACGGCGGACGCCACTTCGTTCACCGGCCTTATTCCGGCAAATGGCGGTTCTTTCTTTCAGGTGGGTTCTGGCGGAACCACCAATACCGCGCCGCATGTTCCGACCTTTAACCCCACCCTGCAGCGCTGCTGGGATGGAGACATCGGCCTGGTGGGTTACTACGCCGGCGCGCTGACCGATACGCAGTGCCAGAACATCGCCTTGGGTATGGCTGTCGAGACAGCAACCACGCCAGGAACGTGGCGCTGGGTCCGAGAACTGGACGGCAGCGCCGCTTCCTTGGCGAAACCTTCCTGGGCAACTGGTGACACCACCACCGCCGCCACGGAAGTGAACAGCGGCGGCCTTATGATCGAACGCGGTTCAAACATCACCGCCAAGGGTCTGAATTTCACCGTTGACCGCAAGGTGGCTGGTGACGCGCACGTGGACGCGGTTATCCCTGGGCGCGACGTGAAGGCGGTGGCCGTTAGCGGCCGCGTCCGTTCCACGCTGGCGGCCGCCGATGACCTGGAAATGCGCTTCCTGACCACCGATGGCCGCGCAGTCACTGACTGGCAGCGAGTGGCAACGCTTACGCCAGGTGATACCGTATGGAGTGGGTTCGTCAACGTGCCCAAGGGTCTGCAGCGTTACGTCCGCCAGGCGCGCCTTTATTCGAACCGGAACGACCCCACAAAGTGGTTCTTGGACGCCACGCGCTTTGCGGTGGGCTATCGGTTCAAGATTTTTGGCCAGTCCCAAATGGCTAACCTGAAGTCCACCAACCGGGGCTTGGTGTACAAGGGCCGCACACCGTTTTCGTATATCGAGCAAGCGGCCGAGGCTGCCACCAGTATTTCAGCCATCAACTGCTTTGTGGTCCATGATCGCCTGCCGGCGATTGGCGATGGCGTTTGCGGCATCATGGAAGCAATCGACGCGGCCGGCTGCGATGCCGTGGCGGCACTGGAAATTCAGGCGGTGGGGGGCACAAGCGCAATCGACTGGATCAAGGACAGCCTTTCCGGCCGCGCTTGGGCGCCCATGCTGCGGAGCGCTGAAGTCATGGACGGCGGCACGTCCGTGGTGGTTTGGAACTGGGACCCTGCCGACATTGGCACGAACTACGGCGACTTGCTTAACGCGGTGTTCTGCGGCACCGGACCGCAGGCCGGTGACCATTTCGTGTTCGGCCCGCTGTCGGACGGTGGCGCGACTGTGGGCGCCACCATGGTTTACATGCCGACCCAGCGCACCAACGGCACCACCACCACGGAAAGCGATTTCGACACCCAGGGCACCTACGGAACCCGGCGTGACGAAGGCGTGGCGTGGACGGCCACCAAGCCGTTCGCGGTTCTTGGCGTCCCGCCGCTTGACTTGGAACTGCAGGACGGCCTGCACCCCAGCCTTACGCTGGCGTCCGGCACCGAGCGCCACGGCCGGCACCTGGGGCTTTCGTTGCTGCGCGGCGCGCGGATTGACCTTTCCACCAACCCCACGGTTTCGTCCACCAGCTTTGCGTTCACCGATGGCACGCGAGTGGCGTTCACCTTTGACGTGAACCTGCCGAACTTCGGCGCGCTGCGCAACGGCCTGGGCGCGACTTCGGACAGCGGCGCGGACAAGGCGGTGCGGCTGATCGAAGTTTCCACGGACGCCGGCGTGACCTGGACCAAAAGCGGGTTCACGGCGGCAATCACCGGACGCAACCGCGTGACGGTGACCAAGACAACCGGCAGCTGGCCGGCTGGGCTTCGCGTCCGTGTCGGCTGGGGTGGCTTCGGTGCCTATGGCCTGCCCGCAAACGGCATCACGTCCGGCAACACGGCCGCGCGCGATTACTGGATGTATGACGGTTACGCGCGCCACCTGAACGGCCTGGGCATCCCGGTGCTGCCGTCAAACACGATCTACACGGTTTCCGGCTGATCGCCGGAAATCCCACAAGTGGAATGACACCGCCCGCGCCATATGCGTGGGCGGGTAGCACCAGGATTTAAGCATGGCCAATTTTAGCACCATCCACACCAGCCTGGGCCTTGCCGCGATGGCATCGGCCGAGGCCACCGGCACGCCAATCAACCTAACGGAAATGGCCGTGGGCGACGGCAACGGCAACCCGGTGACGCCCACGGAAGGCATGACAGCCCTGGTGCGCGAGCGTTTCCGCGCCACCGTCAACCGGGTGTTTCAATCACCCACGGAACCTAACCGCTTCACGGCGGAACTGGTCATCCCGGCCACTGAAGGCGGGTTCGTGCTGCGCGAAGTGGGCGTGTTCACGGCGGACGGTGACCTGTTCGCGGTGGGCAACCTGCCGGACACGTACAAGCCGGTGGCGAGCGAAGGCGCCTATGCGGACACGGTGGTGCGCCTGGACTTCCTGGTGACGAACACCAGCGTGGTGACGCTGCAGATTGACCCCAACGTGGCGGTGGCCACGCAACAGTGGATTTCGAACAACGTAACGGCGGCATTCTTGCTGCCGGGTGGAACCACCGGCCAAATCCTGCGCAAGAAAACGAACGCGGACGGTGACACGGAATGGGCGAACCCCACCAGCGTGAATGTCACCGTGAACAGTATCGAGGAAAGCCAGACGCTCGCCGCCGCGCAAACGGTGGTGGACTGGCTGGTGGTGAACAACACCGGCTTGTGCGTCTATATCGAGGGCGTCCGCCTGCGCGCGGACCAGTGGACCAAGGACCCGGTTCTGAACACGCGCATTACCCTGGCCACGGCGTACCCTGCCGGGACCAAGATTGTGGGCGCCCAGAACGAGCCGGCCAGCACGCTGCCGGACCCGCTGGTGAAGGGGCAGAACCTTGCGGACGTGCCGAACAAGGCGACCGCACGCACGAACCTGGACGTGTTCAGCAAGGCGGAAAGCCGCCAGCTTTCACCAGCTGGACAGGTGGCTTACTTCGCTCGCAACAGCGCGCCCACCGGCTGGCTGAAGGCCAACGGCGCGGCGGTGTCCCGCACGGCATACGCGGACCTGTTCGCGGCCATCGGAACCACGTTCGGCGCGGGTGACGGGTTCACCACGTTCAACCTGCCCGACCTGCGCGGCGAGTTTGTGCGCGGCTGGGATGACGCGCGCGGCGTTGACGCTACCCGCGCGTTCGGCACCGCCCAGGGCGAAGAAACCAAGGCGCACACCCACGCCGTCACTGGCAACACCAGCGTGGCCGGTGAACACAATCACTCGCTGCCGGTGCGCTCGAATAACAACACCGGGGACGGTTTCCTTGAGGACGCAAACAGCGCCGAAAACGTCCGCACGGCAGTGACCGGCAACGCCGGTTCGCACTCGCACGCAATCGACTTGACCAGCGCCAGCACCGGCGGCACCGAAACCCGGCCGCGCAACGTGGCGCTGCTGGCGTGCGTCAAGTTCTAAGGGGCTGAAGGATGACCACGAAACCAGCCTATCAGTTCGACTTCGCCGGAATGTACGTTGGCGCCACCGAAGCGGACGAAAGCCCAATGGAACCCGGCGTGTTCCTCTTGCCCGCTCGCGCCACGTTTGTGCCGCCGCCGGACGACTTCCCAGACAACAAGTGGCCGCGCTGGAACAGCGTGGAATGGGAACTGGTGACCAGGCCAACCGCGCCCGAGCCTGAAAATCCGCTTGCAAAACTGCAGGCATTCCTTACGGCAAACCCGGACGTTGCCGAACTTCTGAACACTGGGGGTGTATGAGCCGAGTATTAAACCTGTTCGCCCAGGCACATGGCCAGTGCAGACTGGTGTTTGTGTCGTCCACCAGCATTCGGCTGGACCCGTTCAACGGCCGCAACCTTGCGATTGCTGGCCTTCTGGAACAAGTCCCGTCCGCAGGCGTGTCTATCAGCAACGCCAGCCTTGCCGCGAACACGGTTTATTACGTGTACGCCAGGATGAACGCGGGCGTCATGGCGCTGGAACTGTCCACCACTGGCCATTCGCAGGACGCCACCACCGGCGTGCGTGTCAAGACTGGGGACGCCACGCGCACCCTGGTGGGCATGGTCCGCACGAACGGGTCCAGCCAGTTTGTCGAGGACGCCACCAATCTTTGCGTGCTGTCCTATTTCAACCGCCGCCGCAAGATTGGCCGCGCTAACTTCACGGCGAACCGCACCCAGAATTACAACCTGACGTTCAGCGAGATAAACACCGAAATTCGCGTGAACTTCCTGTCATGGGATGACAGCAGCGTGCTGCAGTCCATCACCGGGTCATGGGCGGTTAGCGTCAACGGCAGCGCCGCCACCTGCTACGCGTCCATTGACGGTTCCACCACGAACCCGCTGCAGGCACCTTCGACCACGATCACAAACCAGATTGGCTTCACCAGCAGCGATGAACGCAACGTGTCCGAGGGCTACCACTACGGCAGCTTGCTGGGTTCCTGCTACCTAAGCCCCGGAAGCAGCGTCACGTATGTGGGCGGACAGAACGGCCAGGTTTCGCAAGTCTTGTCCGTGCTGGGCTAACCGGAAAATCCACAAGAGGAAACCGCCGCGCCGCTCGCGCAATGTTGTCACAACCGAATTCTTGAATTCCTTTAGGGAACCCGCAAACAATGGCTGAAAATTTCCTGCATGGCGTCGAAGTCATCGAAATCGACGCGGGGCCGCGTCCTATCCAGACGGTGCGTTCGTCCGTTATCGGCCTGATCGGCACCGCGCCGGACGCGCAGCCGGAAGTCAAGGCCACCCTCGCCACCGGCGTGGTGGGTTCGAACAACGCGCTTACCTGGACCAGCAAGCTTACCGGCGTTCTGGGCAACAATATCAGCGTCAAGCTGGTCAAGCCCAGCGCGAACAGCGCCGCGCTCGCCGTGTCTGTCATCGGCCAAGCCATCACCGTTTCGCTCGCCACCAGCGTGGGCGGCGCAATCACCACCACCGCCACGCAGCTGAAAACCGCAATCGAGGCGAACGCCGCCGCGAACGCACTGGTGGGCCTTGCGAACACCGGCGCCAGCACCGGCGCGGGCGTTGTCGCTGCCGTCGCCACCACGTTCCTGTCCGGCGGTGTGGACGAAGCGTTCCCGCTGAACACCCCTGTCATGATCGCGGGCAGCCGTCTGGAAGCCGCGAAGCTGGGCGCAACCGGCACGCTGCCGGACGCGGTGGACAGCATCTTTGACCAGGCCGGCGCGGTCATCGTGGTGGTGCGCGTCGAAGTGGGTGCGGACGACGCGGAAACGCTCGCCAACGTGCTGGGCGGCGTCAACGCCGGAACCGGCAATTACGAAGGCGTCCACGCATTCCTTGGCGCCGAAAGCCGCCTTGGCGTGGTGCCGCGTATCCTGATCGCACCGGGCTTTACCCACCAGCGCACCACCACCGCGAACGCCGTTGTGGCCGAACTGCTGGGCATTGCCGAGCGCCTGCGCGCCGTCATCATCGCAGACGGCCCGAACAGCACGGACGCCGCCGCCATCACCTACGCCGGCGACTTCGGCAGCCCGCGCGTGTTCCTGGTGGACCCTTGGGTGCTGAAGGTGGACAGCGACGGCGCAACCGTTCAGGCGCCGCCCAGCCCTTACGTGGCTGGACTGATCGCCAAGAGCGACAACGAACGCGGGTTCTGGTGGTCACCGTCAAACCAGCGCATCAACGGTATCGTGGGCACTGTCCGGCCGGTGGACTTCACGCTGGGGGACGCGAACAGCCGCGCCAACCTGCTGAACGAAGCGGGCGTGGCCACCATCATTTCGCAGGACGGCTTCCGCCTGTGGGGCAACCGCTCGCTGTCGGATGACATCAAGTGGGTTTTCCTGTCGGTCCGCCGCACGGCTGACATGATCAACGAAAGCCTTCTGCGCGCGCACCTGTGGGCGGTGGACCGCAACATCACCCGTACTTACGTCGAGGACGTGACGGAAGGTGTTCGCGACTATCTGCGATATCTGACCAAGCAGGGCGCAATCATCGGCGGCGACTGCTGGGCGGACCCGGACCTGAACACCCCGGACCAGATCGCGCAGGGCAAGGTGTTCTTTGACTTCGACTTTTCGGCGGCGTACCCGGCGGAACACATCACGTTCCGCAGCACGCTGACGAATGACTATCTTGTGGAGGTACTGGGCTAATGGCCGCTCGCGACGTAATCAAGAACCAGACGCTGTTCGTTGACGGGCGCGGCTACGCCGGCCAGCTGTCCGAAGTCAACCCGCCCAAGCTGACCCTGAAGCTGGAAGAATTCCGGGGCGGCGGCATGGACGTGCCTATTGAAATCACCATGGGCATGGAAAAGCTGACGGCTGATTTCACCCTGATTTCCTATGACCGCGACGTGCTGGCGCTGTTCGGCGTGCGCGAGGGAACCACGGTCCCGTTCACCATCCGTGAAGTCCTGGAAAGCTTCGACGGCACCGAAACTGGCGTGGTCCACACCATGCGCGGCAAGATCACCGAACTGGACAGCGGCACCCACAAGCCGGGTGAAATGGTCCCGCTGAAGGTGGCTGTTTCGCTTACCTACTACAAGCAGACCCACGGCAACGTGGTGCTTCACGAAATCGACCCGGCGAACATGGTTCGCATCATCGACGGCGTGGACCAGCTGGCGAACCAGCGCCGCCTGCTTGGCATCTGATTTTCAACTGGGCCGGCGATGACCGGCCCACATTTCAAGAGGAAAAGACATGGGCAAGACGCCGGATTACATCACCGAAGGCGACGGTTACGCAGACGTTACGCTGTCCCGTCCGTTCGAAGTGCACGGCACCAAGCTGACCAGCCTGCGCATGCGCGAACCGACCGTTGGCGACCAGCTGGCCGCCGATGGCAAGGGCAGCGATGCATCCCGCGAAATCGGCATGCTGGCCAACCTGGTGGAAGTCGCGCCGGATGACATCAAGCGCCTGCCGCTGAAGGACTACAAGCGGCTGCAGACTGCCTTGCTGCTTTTTATCGACTGACCAGCGGTTACATACGCCAGGGCGCGCTTGCCCTGGCGTCACACACCGGCTGGTCCGAACGTGAAATTCTGAACATGGCCACGTCCCGGTTCGTCTGGTGGCTAGATGGCCTGCCGAAAGACGGGAACAGCGGTGGCTAACAAGCGCCTTAATGCAATCATCACCATCGGCGGTACGGTCACCGGCGCGCTTTCCAGCGCGCTGGGTTCCACGCGCACCAAGCTGCGCGGCATCGGTGACGCGGTGCGCGATTTGGAGCGCGAGCAAAAGCGCCTGGCCAAGACACTGGCGAACCCTGGCGATATCGCGGGGCCTGTCTATCACCTGCAGCGCCGTTACGAAGCCGTCACGCGCGAAATCGAGCGCGCGCGCAAGGAACAGGAGCGCTTGACGCGCGCCGTTCGCGGCATGGACGCCGGCAAGGCCATGATGGCGCGCGGCGCCACCATGGTGGGCGCGGCTGGTGCTGCAGCTGCCACCGGCCTGGTGCCGGTCATCGCCGCCGCGTCATACGAAAAAGCCATGCTGGGCGTTGCCAAGCAGGTGGAAGGCGCGCGAGACGCGAACGGCCAGCTTACCGCCACGTACTGGGAAATGTTCAAGGCAATTCAGAAGCTGGGCCGCGAAGTCCCGGTGCCCACCAACGAACTTGCCAAGATGGCCGAACAAGGCGCGCGCATGGGCGTGGCCAAGGACCAGCTGGTGGATTTCGTCCGCACCACGGCAAAGATGGCCACGGCCATGGACTTGCCGCGCGAAGAACTTGCGGACGACATGGGCAAGATTGCCAACCTGTTTAAACTGCCTATCCCGGAAATCGAAAAGCTGGGCGATGCAATCAACTATCTGGACGATAACGCCGTGTCGAAGGGCGCGGACATTATCGACTTTCTGCGGCGCACTGGCGGCGTAGCTGGCGCGGTCAAGGTCACCGGCAAGGAAATGGCCGCGCTGGGCAGCACGCTGCTGTCCCTTGGCGAGCGTTCAGAAACGGCCAGCACGGCCACGAACGCGTTCATTCAAAAGCTGGCGGCCGCCGAAAAGGGACCCAAGAAATTCCAGGCGGCCATGGAAGAACTGGGCCTGTCGAGCGCGCAGGTTCAGAAGGACATGCAGAAGGACGCGCAGGGCACCATCCTGAAGGTGCTGGACGCGGTGAACAAGCTTCCGAAGGACAAGCAGCTGGGCGTCCTTGTGGAACTTGTGGGCCTGGAGCATTCGGACACCATCGCCAAGCTGTCCAACGGCGTTGCCGAGTACCGCAAGCAGATTGACCTGGTGAACAGCCAGAAAGTCGAAGGCAGCATGTCGCGCGAGTTTTCCGCGCAGCTGGCCAGCACGAACGCGCAGTGGGAAATCAGCAAGAACCGCGTGTTCGAACTGGGTGTGAACATCGGCACCGTGTTGCTGCCGCCGCTGAACGCCCTAATGGGCATTGTCGGAAGCGTCACCAGTGTGATTGCGGACTTTGCGCTGGCGAACCCGCGCCTGGTCAAGAGCCTGTTTGCAGTCGCCGGGGCGGTGGTGGCTTCGCTCGCCGTCTGGGGCGGCCTGACTGCAGCGCTGGGCGCTGTCCAGGTGGCGTTCTGGGGCGTAACCGCCGCCATCATCGCAAACCCCATTGGCGCAATCATCGCGGTTATCGCCGCCGGTGCCGCGCTGATCTATGCGAACTGGGACGTTATCGCGCCGTTCTTCGCGGACTTGTGGGCAAAGGTGAAGGAATACACCGCGCTGGCGTGGGAATTCGTCAAAACGGTTTTCCTGAACACCACGCCGCTGGGCATGGTCATAAAGAACTGGGAGCCGCTGAAGGCGTTCTTTTCTTCGCTGTTCGATGAAATCAAGGCCACCGTCCGCGCGGCAATTGACTGGGTGCTGGACAAGATTGCCGCAGTTGGCAACGCTTGGCAGAAAACCAAGAATTTCTTCGGCTTCGGTGACGAGGAAGCGCCGGCCGTGTCCGGCAAGCCCACGCCGCGCACGCCGCCACCGGCGCCGCCGATGGCAACCGGACGCGGCGCTGGCGGTGCGTTCACGGACAACAGCCAGAACAGCTTCACGATTGTGCAGAAGCCGAACCAGGACCCGCGCGAACTCGCCAACGTGGTGGCGGACGAACAAGAACGCCGCCGCCGGGGCCGCGCCGGCGGTATGCTGTTTGACAGCCCGAGGGGTTACTAATGGACGGCTATTCGATTGCGCCCACTGTCATGATGCAGCTGGGCGGGTTCCAGTTCGGCATCCCCACGGCGGCGTACCAGGAACTGCAGCGGACCACCGAATGGCGGTGGCCCACGCAAGAGCGTTTCGGGCAAATGCCGGTGCTGCAGTTCACCGGACCCGGCGCGGACACCATGTCTCTGACTGGCGTCATTTTCCCCGAGTGGAACGGCGGCGTGGTCCAGCTGGACGCGCTGCGCGCACTGGGTGACGCCGGAACGCCGCATGCCCTGGTGGGCGGCAATGGCGCCAGCCTTGGCCAGTGGGTGGTGGAAAGCGTGGACGAAGGCCAGACGGTGTTCGCCGCCGGTGGCGTTCCTCGCCGCATGGAATTCACGCTGCAGCTGCGGCGGTTCCCGGATGACGGCGCGGCCGCGATTGTTGCAGGCGCGGCGGCAGCCGCTGGCGTGGCTGTTCCCGCTGGCGCTACCGGCGCGCTCGAGAAAACCAAGGGGCTGGCCGCGTCCGTGTCGAGCACTGCGGCGTCACTGTCCGGCACGCTGAACAAGGCGGCGGACGCGGTGCAGTCCGCCGTTGCGCCGTACACCGCCGTGGCGCGCGAGGCGATGGGCGCGGTGAACCGCTCGCTGGCCGTGGTGGGTGAACTGCAGGGCGTGGCCAATCAAACGCTGTCCCTTATCGGCGTCCGACCCATTGACGTGAACGGACTGCTGGGCGCGCAGAACCTTGCCGACCGCGCGAACCGCGCACTGTCACGCGCCGAAAGCGCCAGCGCAATTCTGCGCACCAGCAGCGCGAACCTGGCGCGAATTTCCGGCGTCCCGGCGAGCGCTACCAGGGCAATGCAATCCGCCCAGGCCGCAGCGGACAGCACCGTGAAGTTCACGCGCGACACTGCCCAGCAGGCCGCGACAATCAAGGGGAACTGACATGGCGGAAACGTATGTCACCAGCGACGGCGACCAGGTGGACGCCATCGCGGCCGCCTACTATGGCAGCACGTCAAATCTGGTGGTGGAACAGGTGCTGGAAGCGAACCCAGGCCTGTCCGATTACGGCCCAGTGCTGCCGGCCGGCCTGCGCATGACGCTGCCGGATATCGCCAGCCCAGCCCAGCAGCAAGGTGTCCGGTTGTGGGATTGACTGCTAGGGCTGCGGCCAAGGCCGCAGGCGAAGTGCGCTATAACACAGGGGCGCAATGCAGGAATGGTCACATTGCAGACAGGTTCACTTCCACCGGGCAGTGTGTGGCGTGCCTTGCTGAATTCAAGCGCGAAAATCGCTCCAAATACGCCGAGACAAGCCGCGCCGGGGCGCGGCGCTACTACCACGAAAATCGCAATGCGGTGCTGGGCAAGATAAAGCAAAAGCATGAGGCGGACCCGGAGCCAAGGCGCAAGAGAGCGCGAGAATATCGCGCAGCCAACCTAGAAACGGTGAGCGCGCGGCTGGCGCGGTGGCGCAAGGAAAACCCAGGCCGGGTTTTGGAGCACTGCGCATTCCGGCGTGCCGCGCGGCGCAACGCCACACCACCGTGGCTTACAGACGAAGACCGCGCGGCCATCGCTGCAATCTATGCCGAGGCGCGCAGGATTTCCCAAGAAACCGGCATCCCGCACCACGTGGACCATATCGTCCCGCTGCGCGGCAGAAACATCTGCGGACTTCACGTTCCTGGGAACCTGCAGGTTATCCCGGCGAATGACAACCTTTCAAAATGGAATAAGTGGGGCGAAGCATGATCCGACCGGAATTTAGACTGCTGGCTAATTCAGCAGACATCACCGCGACTATTGCCGCTCGCCTGAAGTCCTTACGCCTTACAGATGAAGCAGGGATGGAAAGTGACGCCCTTGAAATCGTTTTAGAGGACGCGGACCCCACCAATCCAATTCAGATGCCACCGACCGGGGCGGAACTGGAATTGTACCTTGGCGGCGACGGCGCCGCCCAGCGCATGGGGTTGTTCGTGGTGGACGAAATCGAACTGTCCGGCTGGCCTGGGGAAATGCGGATTAGCGCGCACGCCGCGCCATTCGACAAGTCGAAGGGCGGCAAGCAGAACCTGCAGACCCAGAAAACGCGCAGCTGGCCGAAAGACACCAAGCTGTCCGCCATGGTCCAGAAAATCGCCAAGGAACACGGCATGGAAGGCGCCGTGTCGCAATCGCTCGCGTCCGTCACGCTGCCACACATGGACCAGTCCGACGAAAGCGACATGCATTTCCTAGTGCGCATTGCTCGCAAGTATGACGCGGTGGTGAAGCCAGCCGGCGGCAAGTTGGTGGTGGCCAAGCGCGGCGAGAGCAAGAGTGTGTCCGGCCAGTCGCTGCCCGCTGTCGCGCTCGCGCCGGTGGACGTTTCGAACTACCGCGTAACGCTGTCAAAGCGCGAGAATTCCGGCAGCGTGGTGGCCGCGTGGCACGAAACGAAAAAGGCCAAGCGCCACACCGTCACCGTGGGTAGCGGCGAACCCGTCACCAGGTTGCGCCAGCAGTACGCGAACGAGGACATGGCCAAGGCGGCGGCCACGGCCGAAATGGACAAGCGCGCGCGCCAGCTGCGCAAGCTGGGCTTGACCCTTCCAGGACGAACGGACCTTGCGGCTGAAGCGCCGTTGACGCTCGCCGGGTTCCGGGAAGGCGTGGACGGCGATTGGCTGATAACCAGCGTGACGCATGCATTGGACAACGCCGGGTACGTCTGCACCGTTGACGCGGAAGTGCCGAATGCAACCGGACAGAAAAGCGCGAGCAAGGCACAAGATTAGTGTTGCATTCGCATCAATGAATATCTAACGTGAACGCCGGTTATGCAGTGGAAGGGATTTTGAACATGGATTACACGTCTGTGATTGCCATTGGACTGGGCGCGGCGAGCGCTGCCACCTGCGCGTTGCTGTACCGCTGGGCGAAGAACGCGCCGGAAGGGTACGAGGACAGCGAGGGGTTCCACTTGGGGGAAGCGCCGGTTCCGGTTCCCGCGCTGCAGGACATTCCGCGCGTGTCGGACACGCCGCACGCAATCGACTGGACCAAGCCGCTGGAATTCAGCGACGGCACGCCGGTGGTGCTGTCGCCGCAGGACGTATGGAACAAAACCAACCCGGACGAGGACGGCGATTACTGGGTGCGTTTGCCGGATGGGCACGACACCTGTTGCGACGCTTCGGGCAAGAACTGGCACTTTGGCCAGCTTCGTAACCGCGCCGAACCTGCCGCCGCGTGCGCCGTACCGCCGGCCGGCTGGGATTGCACCCGCACACCGGGGCACGATGGCCCATGCGCGGCCATCCCGGCGAACAGCAACCTGCCCACGCTGACTTCCGACCAGCGCGCCGTCCTGCTGGAAATGAGCGATGAAATCGGCTGGACGGCTGCCACTCTGCAGGACCGCACCGGGCTGCCGCACAAGCGGGTGGTGTTCGCTCGCCGCCAGCTGGCGGACATGGGGCTGGTTGTCCTTACCAGCCTGCGCGGCGATTGCGGCGAGGACAACAAGCTGGCTGGGCGCGGGTATATCCTGACGGCGGAAGGCGCGCGCGTGCAGTCCGACCTTGAGCAGCTGGAAATGGCACGCACGTGGGTGGCGGCGTGATGGGCTGGCCGCAAATCACCGTGGTGGTGTTGCTCGCCATGGGGCTGGGCGTGGCCGCCGCGAAGCACGGCGAACCGAATGGCAACTGGTCATTTGGCTGGGCGCTGATCGGTGTGGCGCTGGAAGTCTGGCTGCTGATCGAAGGCGGGTTCTTCGAATGATCCCGGCGGCCGGCACCATCAACCGCCTTATGGAACGCACCGGCATGGACCGCGTGCAAGCCATTCGCCAGTTGCGCGACCGCGAGGAAATCAAACGCCGGATTGACACCGGCAAGAACGAAGGACGTAGGCATGACAAGTAAGGCGGACCAGCTGCTGGCCAACCTGGGGGAAGCCCAGCGCAAGGTGGTGGCGGCGGAACGGGCGCTGGAAGCTGCAAGGGAAGCGGAACGCGCGGCTGTTTGTGCCCGTGGTGACGCCATCGCGGAAGTGCGCGCGGCGCTTGACGCTATCGAGCGTGAAGCGGCGGGACTGTAACCGAACCACCGTTATGCGCCGCGCCAGGTGCACCCGCCGGTGCACCCATGGAAAAGGCCGCTCCCATGTGGGGCGGCCTTATTCGTTGAAATCGCTATGGAATTTTGGCGCGCCCGGAACGATTCGAACGTCCGACCCCCAGATTCGTAGTGTGGGGCTCTGGCCATAACGCGGGATACGCGTTGTTCATCCTAATTCACCAAGCCCTTGCGGCCACTTGCTTTTTCCTCGCTGGCGTTATTCCATGTGACGCCGGAACATGCCGGTGGAAAAGGGGAAGGTGCACCCGATAGTGCACCCAAGGGCACATGCTGACAGACACGGAAATCAAGCGCGCCATTCGCGAGGCGACGGCCGAACGCACGCTGAACGACCACACCGCCGGACGCGGCGCGGGCAGCCTTCGCCTGCGCATCCGGCCGAACGGCAACGGCACCACGGCCACGTGGCTTGCGTTCTGGAAGCAGGGCGGCGAGCGCGCCACGAAACCCCTGGGGCGCTATCCCGACATGTCCGCAGCCGAGGCGCGGCGCGTCTATCGCGAGGACATCGCGCCCAAGCTGCTGGCCGGGAAGGACCCGCGCGTGGTGGTCACACCGGCGGCCGCGCCCACCATTGAACGACTGTTCCAGGGATACGTGGACCACATGCGGGCGCTGGGGCGCGAGAGCGCGGGCGAAGTGGAACGGCAGCTGCTGAAGGCCAAGGACAACGCGGCGGACGCGCTGGGGCGCCAGCGGCTGGCCGTGAACATCGAACCCGGCGACGTGGTGGACTATCTGGTGAAGTTCCACCGGCGAGGCCACGCGGGCGCTGCGGACAAGGCGCGGTCCTATATCCAGTCCGCGTTTAACTGGGCACTGAAGGCGGCGCATGACTACACGGTGAAGGACCGCCAGGACTGGGGCGTGAAGGCCAACCCGGTGGCCGTGGTGGCGCGAGACAGGGACGCCACCAGCGCACGCGAACGCAACCTAACGGCCGCCGAACTGCGCGTCCTATGGCGCGCCGCATCGCCGGGGCAGAACGGGTTCACCTTGGAAACCGCCGGGGCAATCCGCCTGCTGATCGGAACCGGCCAGCGGGTTCAGGAAGTGCTGCGGCTGGACGGCGCGGAACTGGACCTAGACGCCGCCGTGTGGAACATGCCGCGCCACAAAACCAAGCTGAAGGTGCGGGACCACAAGGTGCCGCTGCCGCGCCAAGTTCTGCCGGTGCTGCGCGACCTGGTGGCGGCGCATGGGGCTGGGCCGCTGTTCCCGGCGCGCAAGGGCGCGAAGCGCGAGCGCATGGCCCATGCCAGCGTCAAGCAGGCCATAGACCGCTGGCTGGCGCTGGAAGGCGTCACCGCTGCCCAGTTCCAGACGCGGGACCTACGCCGCACGTGGAAGTCCCGCGCGGGGGAAATCGGCATCGGGCGCGACATGCGGGACTTGATCCAGCAGCACGCCAAGAACGACACCGGAAGCGTGCACTATGACTGGGCGGACTACCTGCCCCAAATGCGCGCGGCCATGGACCGCTGGGAAGCGTGGCTGGCCACGGTGGTGGAATGAAACAGGGCGGCCAGTGGCCGCCCTGTTTCGTTTAGATCGCCGGCGAGGCCAGCCATAACCCGGTCACCGTCCCCACGAACAGCGCGCAGCCGATGACCGCGCGCGCGACGTGCCACCGCGTCAACCTGGGGCGGTACGGTTCCACCCGGAAGTCAAGGTGTAGCGTCATGCCGCCACCTTCGAGACTGCGGCCGCGATAGCTTCGGCAAGGTCCGCGTGGGCCGCGTTCACGAACTTGTCACCGCACTTCAGTTCGGCGCGGAAGTCACCAGCGTGGCGGCGCTGGACCTGCAGGTGGGTGGTCCCCAGCGGCAGCGGGATACGGTGGACAGGGCCGCCGCCAATCTGGACCACGGCCACGTTGTCCCGGTCCGCACTCATTCCATAGGGCGCGCTGCCGGGTCCCTCGAGCGTGGTAGGTTCAGTCACTCGAATGTCAGTCATCGTTCGTTCCTTCCTTCGTTGAAAATTCCATAGCCATCTGCACCGCGCCGGTGCCGCATTCGTCCAGCACCTGGCGCATTGCTTCGCGTTCGGCTGGGCTGGCGTTCTTGTACCAGCGCAGCGCCCACCAGCGCGCCGTGGCGGCGGACTGACTGGGAACCAGAATGTCCGCCGGCGGCGTCACACTTCCAGACCAAGCCGCGCGGCTTCGCGTTCCAGGTGAAGGACGCGCAGCCGAGCGCGCGCCAGCTGGCTGGGCAGTTTATAACGGCGGTACTTGTCCCAGTTTGCCGCGCGTTCGGCGGGTGACATATCTGCCACCCGTTTCTTGTACCCGCCCATTAGTCCGCCCCTTCCACTTCCATGGCGCCGTGGACTGGGCAGTGGGGCGCGCCCAGCTGGTCCACCCACTTGCGCGTCACGCGGACGGTATAGCCGCAGGCGTCCGCGCCTTCGTCCCGGTGTTCGCACGCGGCCTTCAGCAGCCGGGTGGATTGCTTGGGTGGACGGTTGTTAATCGGCGGTGCGTCACCCTCGCCGGTGTCCGCTGGCGGTGCGTCCGGCACCACACCGGCGTTCGGCACGCGGCGCACGCGGATTTCGCCGCGCCGGTTGTAATTGATAGCGGCATGCGGAAGCGGCCCCAGCTGTTCAATGAACGGCGCAAGCCATTCGGCCAGCTTTTCCGGCGTTTCCTTGCTCGCTTGGGTAAGCGGCTTGGCGAAGCCCAGCGCCAGCGCGACCTTGGCGAAGTCGCCTTTATGGCCGTGCTGGAACCCCACCGCGCAGTGGTTCAGTTCGTGCGCGAGCGTGGCGGCCACCAGCATGCTGTCCGCGCGGCCAGGGTTCAGGAAGATTTCAAAGTGTTCATCGCCAGACACGCTGGAATGCCAGCACTCGCCGGTAACCGGCGCGTCCTTGCCGCCGGACGGCCAGCCAATGGACACGCGGAACTTGGGAAGGGGGAACCCCAGTTCTTCGAACCGGGGCGCCATCAGGGCGGCCATTTCGTTCAGCCAGGTTTCGCGGTTCATTTGCAATTCCTTCGTTTAAACAAGCAATGACGGCGCTATGCCGAACGTTTAAACGCTAGTCAACCCACTTTCTACTTGGGCAGCGATTTTTTCAGCTTGGCGCTTGTTCCAGATCGCCAGCATGACCTTGCGCAACCTGTCCGCCGTTGCCTTCCCGCGTGTCTTTTCCAAGCGGTACAGGTGCGACTGGCGGCGCTGCAGCGTGGGCAGCGCCATGACGCTGCGCGCTTCGCATTCCTCGCGCCATTCTTCGGAATAGCTGCTGGCCTTGGTGCCATCCACCAACGTGACTTCGCGAGCGTCCGGGTGGACTTTGCTGCACCCCAGGCAGCGGTGGTCAACTGCCTGGGGTAGCGTGGCGAATAGATCGGGCGCGGCCGACATCAGAACGGGATATCGTCGTCCAGGTCATCACCGAACCCGCCGCCGGTGCCACCGCCGGACGCGCCACCGCCAAAGCCCTGCCGGCCGGGTCCGTTATTGCCTTCGTTCCAACCCAAGCCGCCTTGGCGCTGCTGGCCGCCACCGCTGGACTGGCCACCGCGCGACTGTCCGCCGCCCTGCTGTCCGCCGCCGGCCTGTCCAGGATCGCCCAGCAGGATCAAGTCACCCGCATACGGCCGCAGCACGATTTCCGTGGTGTAGCGGTCCGCGCCGCTTTGGTCCTGCCACTTCCTGGTGCGCAGCTGGCCTTCCAAGAACACCTTGCTGCCCTTGCGGGTGTAGCGTTCCACGATATCGACCAGCCCGCCGAAGATCGCGACCGAATGCCATTCGGTTTGCTCTTTCTTCTCGCCGGTTTGCTTGTCCTTCCAGCTTTCGCTGGTGGCAATGCGCAGGTTCGCCACGCGGTCACCGGACTGAAAACTGCGGATTTCCGGGTCCGCGCCCAGGTGCCCGATAAGCTGCACCTTGTTCAAACTTCCTGCCATTCGAAAACTTCCCTTCGTTGAAAATCAGTGGCGGCGCTGGGCGCGCTGCCAATCGTCCCGGCAATCCGCATCGCACCAGCGGTGACCGGCTGGCGTGGGCGCTTCGCAGTTCAGACAGAACCCGGTTTCCGCAATCGCGGGACCCTGGCGGCGGTGCTGCAACGCAAGGCTGCGGTGCAGTTCTTCGACGGCTGCGGCCTGGTCAAGAATGTCTGGCATCGCCGTTACCCCTGACATGCGCCAAGGCGCTGGCACTTGCCGAACGGCAGGATGCACCCGGCCGTAAGGCAGCACTTGACGGGCGGCGGCGCGTTGTCATTCGCCTGCGAAGCCACCGCACCGTCCGCAATCGTCCAGTGCTTCGGTTCCTTGTCCGCGTGGTGTTCCTTCAGCCGGTCCACGTGCGTGGTGAGTTCGTCCACCAGCTGGCGGTAACCGCCGGGGAACTGGCGGTCATCGTTCAGCTTCCCGGCGGCGCGAGCGTCCACAATGATGGCGATGCAAGCGAGCGCGGCGGCCAGGTGTGGCGCGCCATCGTCCGGGTCCGTTTCCTCGCCTTCGAACCACGCGGTAAGGTGGCGCTGGGCCGCGTCAACGTAGATCGAAGCGCGGACACCGGCGGCGCGCCAGTTGCTGCGTCCGTACTTAAGCGCGCCGTTCAGCAGTCCAATGCTGCCCATTGCGGTGGCGGTGGCTGGCCAAAGGTGCAACGGCAGCTTGCTACTGCCAATTGCGTCCTTTGGGTTCGTGGCCTTGCTGGTGGTCATGCTGCCGCCCCCACGTCGCCACCGTCATTCGCTGCAGCCTGAACCGCTGCGCGCATGCCGGTTTTTTCGAAGTCAACCACGGACGCCAGCGGGTACAGGACCCGGCCGCGCAGCTTGGTGAAATCGGGACCCACGCCCTTGCTTCGCCAGTTGGCGAGCGTGCCGGTGGTGACCGCGTTCTGCCACCGCTTCACCAGCTGGTCCGGTGTTAGGAAATCTGCCATTCGTTCCCCCTGGGGTTACGCGGAAGGCTGGGCACCATCGCCCAGCAGTTCCTGGTTCAAGCCATCAAGCTGGCGGCCGGTGTCGCTCGCGCGCTGCGCGTCGAATTCCTGCGCGGCCAGCTTGAATTCATCGGGGCAACCGTTCGGTCCGATTGCCTGCTTTACGTCCTTCGGCAGCGCGGTCCACGCTGCCACCAGCGCTTCCATGCCTTGTTCGGTGACGGTGCGCAGGCTGTTGCGGGCGCGTTCAATGCGCGGGTCCAGCGCCTTGGCACCGTCCACCCACTCGCGCAGCGCCTTGCCGTGCTGGGCGCCCAAATAGCCTTCGTGCCATCCCGGTTCGCCAAAGATATGTTCGGTGCCGGAAGTCTTGATTACGTCGCGCTGCTTGCCCGCGTCATGCATCATCATGGAAGCGGTCATTTCGAACATCATGTTCTTTTCGCAGATAGGCATAATGCCCAGCGGGATGACTTCCTGCTTGCCGTTCACGCGGTCAATGCGGACCTTTTCGCGAGCGCGCAGGCACATGATTATGTGCATGTCGCAGGACAGCAGCGTGTTCATGTAAGACTTGTGTTCGCGCTTCGCGTCGTTCCACTTCGGCATGCGCGGGTTACCGGCGTGCGCTATGTCCTCGCACCCGCCAATACCTTCCCATTCGTGGCTGCCGCTATCGACCACCAAGACTTCCACGCCAGCGGCCTGGAATTCGAGGATGGCAGCCGAGTACCGCGCGGGGCTGAACGGGGCGAACAAGTCACCGATAAGGAAGCGTTCGCGCGTGGGGTGCGTGGGGTGGTCTGCGAACACGTTGGCGTAAAGCGAACCGCGCCGGTTTTCCGTGTCGAGAAAGCCCACCTTGGTAGCGTCGAAGTTCGCGAGGCCATAGGCGAGTTCCAGCGCGGTGCGTGTCTTGCCGCTGCCGGAAATCCCGGCGAGGCCAAGGACCAGGCGCGCACCCTCGCGTTCGGCCTTGCGGATATTGAGAACGGACATTCGAAAATTCCCCTTCGTGATGAAATCAGGCAGCGCCAAGCAAGTGCGAGTGGCGCAGCAAGTAATACTGGGGCACGCCCAGCTGTTGCAGCGTGTCGCCATAGCCAGGCCACACACCGGTGGCGCGGCACTTCGCGAGCGTGTCCAGATCGGCGCGCATCAGCTTGGTGCCGATTTCCAGGCTTTCGCTGTCGAGGACGTACACCGCCACCGCATAGGGCGGCCGCTTTTCCACGGCGATGAACGCGAACGCGCGCGGGGCCTGCCATCCGTCCGGGAAGTGGCCAGCGGCGTGCGCTGCAGCCATGCCGCCCAGATACCAGGGCGCTTGCACGTGGTAGCGGTAGTTTATCAGCGACTTGGCGAAGCCTTCCGGGCTGGCGTCCTCTGTGGTTTTCAGGTCCGCGATAACGCCATCCTTACGCCACCAGTCTGGGCGGCAGCGGCACAACTCGCCGGTGGCCGGGTCTGTCCAGTACACGGACGCTTCGGCCACACCCTCGCCGGCCAGCAGCGCGGACGCCGCCGGGTGCGCCATGATCGCGTCCCGCATGCCCAGCAGCTGTTCGTATGTGTCCACGGACAGGACGGTGTAACCGGCGTTTTCTTCGGCCCAGCGCGCGCGCACGTCCTGCCACAAGGTGACCGGCTGGCCGTTCGCGGCGAGGATAGCGGCAAGGTCCGACATGGACCCGCTGGTGGACAGCAGGCCGGTGCGGTGGGCGTTCAGGCGTTCAAGTTCCGCCTTCAGTTCCTTGCCGGTCATCGCGGCCAGTTCGCCGCCCGTAACTTCCACTGACAAGTCCGGCTGTTCCGCATGCGCGGCGAGAATTCGCGCCAGCTGTTCGTCCTTCGTGCCGCCGGTGGCCAGCTTGGGCAGGCGGCCTTCGTTCAGCTTGTCCACCATTTCCACCAGTGTTTCGCGGCTGGCGATGGCGTGGGGCGCGTCTGCCTGGGTGAGTTCGCACACGTACTGGTCCGCGAACGCTTCCGGTTCCAGCACCAGCGTATGCAGCGCGGTGCCCAGCTGCATGGCAGGCGTGGGTTCCGGCCGGTCATCATTCGCGCGGTCCAGAAGCGCCTTGGCGTGCAGTGGCGAGCGCGCCACCACGTCCAGCAGGCCCTTATTCGTGCCGGGTCCGCCGTGATAGTCATCGTTCGGCAGTCCGTAGTAAATCCCAGGTTCCATGTGACCCCCTTGCGTTTAGAACGGTTCGTCGTGAATTCCAGTGATCGCTATAACGTCGAAATGACTTTCCGCAACCCTGTTTTTCGCACCTTCAAGGATGCAACACCTTTCCGTTCCGTGTATAGCTGAAAATTGGCAATTGCCAATGCGCCCGATGACGCTAAGAGGGCGCGCGTTAATCAGGAGTAAGCGGAAGCGTGACCATTCAGCTGCGCGATTATCAAACGGACCTGGTGGACCGGGTGCGCGAGGCATTGCGCCGCAGCAAGCGCGTGCTTGCGCAATTGCCGACCGGCGGCGGAAAAACCGCATGCGCCGCGTTCATGACAAATACCAGCGCTGTTACGTGGTTCATCTGCCACCGCGCGGAACTGATCCAGCAAGCCCACTTGACATTTCAAAAATACGGAATGCCGCATGGGATTGTGGGCGCTGGCTATGCGCTAGACCCAACCCAGCGCGTACAGATTTGCAGTATCGACACGCTTAAAAATCGGTTGCACCTGCTACCGCCGCCGCGCGTGCGGTTGTGGGATGAATGCCACCACATGGGCGCCGAAGGCTGGCTGTCCGTGCTGAAGGCGCATGACTGCCTGGACGTGGGGTTCAGCGCCACACCCTCGCGCCTGGACGGCACCGGGCTGGACGTGGGGTTCCAGGAAATGGTGTGCGGTCCGCAAACCGCCTGGCTGATCGAACACGGCTATCTGTCGGACTACCGATATTTTGCACCGCCGCCACCGGCCAACCTGGTGGCACGCGGCAAGAATGACGGCGTGGGCGGCCAGGCGCGCGTCCTGAACCAGCCCAAGCTAATGGGCGACGTGGTGGCCACGTGGATGAAACACGCGCGCGGACTGCGCACCGTGGGGTTCGCCTGCAACCGCCAGCACTCGCTGGCCATGGTGGAAGCGTTCAACGCGGCCGGCATACCGTCCGCCCACATTGACGGCACCACGCCGACGGACGAACGGCGCCGCATCATCCGGGACTTTGCCCTGGGGCGCATTGTGGTGCTGTGGAATGTCGCGCTGATCGGGGAAGGCTTCGACCTGTCCGCAATCGCGCAAATGGACGTGACCATTGATTGCGTAATCCTGAACCGCAAAACGCAATCGCTGTCGCTGTTCCTGCAGTGGGTGGGCCGTGCGCTGCGGCCGCGCGAGGGAAAAACGGCGGTCATCCTGGACCACGGCGGCAACCGCGAAATCCACGGCATGCCGTGCGATGAACGCGAATGGACGCTGGAAGGCGAAGTGAAAACCGGCAAGGGTGGCGCGAACGATAACGGACCACCGCCGCCGGTGACGTGCACCGGGTGCTATCAGCAGATACGCCAGCCGGTGCCGCAGTGCTGCCCAACGTGCGGCACGGAACTGCGCGTGCCGGTCAAGGAAATCAAGGTGGCCGCCGGTGAACTAGAGGAAGTCACGCCGGAACAGCGCCGCCAGCGCCGCGCGGACCAGCTACGCGAGCAAGAGGCGTGCAAGACACTGGGCGAACTGGTGGCGCTGGGGCAGCGGCGTGGGTACAAAACGCCGCAGCAATGGGCGTTCAAGGTGTGGTCCGCGCGCATGCGGAAACGGCCAGCGGTGGCTTGAACCACGGCTGGCCGTTGCTGGTGGTGGGGTGGGTTAGGCGTAGGGATTGAACAGCGGCTGGTCACCCGGCTGCCATTCGCCCACCGGCCAGACCTTGCCGTTATAGGACACGCGCGCCACGGCTTCGTTACCGTCTAGCAGCGTGCCTTCCGGGAAAGTGCTGCAACCCTCGCCGGACCTTTCGCGCGCTGCCGAGTAGATCGCGGACGCGGCGGCGAAGTCTGCAACGGTGACGATGTGACGGTTTCCGATGGCAAGCTGCACGTTCAATTCCTTCGTTTAAACGCTGTATGCGCCATATATACACGTGCGTTTAAACGTTACAAGCGTAAATCGACATACGCGCAGGAAAAACCACAAGAGGACCACCCGCCACCCGCTCGCAATGCTTAGGGTTCACCAGCAACGCGGCGGAGCCAATGTCAGAACACGCTATACAGAACGCCATTCGCAACGCGCTTGCTGGGGAATGCTTGGCGTTTCGCGCGAATGTCGGGCAGGCGTGGACGGGTTCCAGCTTCGAGTTCCAGGGGCGTGACGTGCTGGTGCGCAACGCTCGCCGGTTCAATACCGGGCTGCCGCCGGGTTTTTCGGACTTGTTCGGGCTGGTGCCGGGTGGCCGGTTCTTTGCCCTGGAAGTCAAGACAGATACCGGCCGCGTGTCGGACCAGCAGGCCAAGTTCCTGGCGGCAATCGAGCGAACCGGCGGACTGTCCGGCGTGGCCAGATCGCCCGATGACGCGCGGCGCATCCTGGGGCTGGACCGATGAACGGCCGCCAGTTCGCCGCCAAGCGCGGCCGCATCCTCGCGCACCCGCGCAGCGCACGCTGGGCGCGCAAGGCGATTGCCAAGATGGCACGCGAGGCTGGCGGCGTCCCGGTGTACGTGGGCAACCGGCTGGTGGGGCACGAATTCCCGGACGGGTTCATTGTCTGCGAACTGCGGCGCTATCGGGACGAAGCCCACGCCATGGATGAACTGCAGGGCGTGCGAGCGTTCGCGCACCTGCATTCGCACCGGCTGCCCAAGCGAGCGTTTTTGTGTGACCGCTGCGGCGGGTGGCATACCACTAGCAGGGCGTAAACCTTCACGGCTGGGATTATCTACTGTGAAGTCAAGTTATCCCCTTGCGCGTTTACTTTGCCGGGGCTATCGCGCACAAATCACAACGCGGAACGGAAGGGGCAAACCTTATGAAATTCGGAAGCGTATGCAGTGGAATTGAAGCTGCATCCGTCGCGTGGGAACCGCTTGGCTGGAAGGCCGCGTGGTTCAGCGAAATTGAGCCTTTCCCCAGCGCCGTGCTGGCGCACCATTACCCCACGGTGCCGAACCTTGGCGACATGACCACGCTGCCGGACCGTATCCGCAGCGGCGAAGTCGAGGCGCCGGACATTCTTTGCGGCGGGACACCCTGCCAAGCCTTTTCCGTCGCTGGCAACCGCCGTTCACTGGACGACGCGCGCGGCAATCTTTCACTCACATTTTGCGAGATAGCCAATGCAATTGACCATGTTCGAACCGACGCCGGACAGTTCGAAGCCATCATCTTCTGGGAAAACGTCCGTGGTGTCCTGTCCACAAAAGACAACGCTTTTGGCTGCTTTCTGGGAGAACTTGCCGGAGAAAGCTGCCAACTGGAACCACCAGGGGGAAGGTGGGCGAACGCTGGTGTTGTGCATGGACCCACGCGCACAATCGCGTGGCGGACCTTCGATGCCCAACATTTCGGAGTGGCCCAACGACGCGTCCGTGTGTTCGTTGTGGCAAGTGCTCGAAAAGACATTGATCCCGCTGCAATACTTTTTGAGTTCGACCGCTTGCGGCGGGATTTTGCGCCGCGCCGCGAAGCGGGGCCGCCAGTTGCCGCGCTTACTGCTAACGGCGTTGGAACATGCGGCGCGGACGACAACCAAGGACAAGCCGGACACTTAGTGCCGGTGGCGCTTAACGTGTCCCTGCGCGGCCGCGATGGTGGCGCAACAGCCGAACTGGGCGACGACTTGGCCGCGTGCCTGCGCGCATCTGGTGGCGGCGGTGACAAGGCGCACGTTCTTGCGCCGGTCATCTGCATGGCGCACGGCCAAGCGAGCGCGGAAATCGGGATGGACTTTTGCCCAACGCTTACGTGCAATCATGAGGCGCCGATTGCCATGCACGCGGTGCCCTATCAGGACGTAACCGGCGCGCTTTGCGCTGCAGACGGCAAGGGCGCGAACGGACAGCACGAAGCGGACCACAAGCTGGTCCCGGTGCGGTGGGGCTGGCGCTGGGCGGTGCGGCGCATCATGCCGGTGGAATGCGAACGGCTGCAGGGGTTCCCGGACCATTACACGCGGATACCGTGGCGCAAACGCACGGCGGACCAGTGCCCGGACGGCCCGCGCTACAAGGCGCTGGGCAACAGCTGGGCGGTGCCGAACGTGCGCTGGATTGGCGCGCGCATCGCGCTGGCCGTCGCGCTCGCAGCGCAGGCCAATGACAACGTGCCGCGCAGCAAGCGGGGTGTTGCGTGACCGCAGCTGCACGTCATGACAACCTGACACGCGAAACAATCGAGGCCGCGCTATTCAGCATTGACCCGGACCTGCCGCGCGACAAGTGGGCGCGCATCGGCATGGCGCTGAAATCCGAACTTGGGGACGGCGCGTTCAACCTGTTTGACGCGTGGAGCAAGACAGCTTCGCGCGGGTATGACGCCAAGGAATGCGCGGCCACATGGAAGTCCATTCGGCAGGGCGGCGGCGTGAACATCGGCACGCTTATCTGGGAAGCCCAGCAGAACGGGTTCCAGCTGGGCGATGACCGGCCCACGCTGGACGCGGACGCCATTGCCAAGCGCCGCGCCGAACGCGAAGCCGAGGAACGCGCGGCGGCCGCCCTGTTGCGCAAGCAGCAAGGCGAGGCGGCGAAGCTGGCGAACCTTACCTGGGAAGCCGCCAAGCCAGCCAGCCATGACCACCCGTACCTGCGCGCCAAGGGCGTGCGCTCGCATGGCCTGCAGCTGGGCGAATGGCCGCTGGTGAACGACGCGGGCGAAGTCTGGAAGCGCGTGCCGGACGCGCTGCTTATCCCCATTCTGGACGTGGCGAACGGCAAGGTTATTTCGCTCCAGGGCATACTGGTGGACTTCGACGGGGGGATACAGAAACGATACCTGCGCAACGGACGGAAGCGCGGCGGGTTCCACATGATCGGGACGCCGCCCACCGCCGGGGAACCGCTGGTGTTCTGCGAGGGGTACGCCACCGGCGCCACCATCCACGAACTGACTGGCTGGTGCGTGGTGGTGACCTTCGACGCGCCGAACCTTCCGGTGGTGGCTGAAGCCATGCGCGAGAAGTTCCCGCAAGCGGCGTTCATCATCGCGGCGGATAACGACCAGTTCACCACCAAGCCGGACGGCACGCCGGTGAACCCCGGCATGGACTACGCCAAGCGCGCAGCCCAGAACACGCGCGCGTGCATTGTCGCGCCGCAGTTCGCGAGCGTGGACGGCGAACCGACCGACTGGAACGACCTAGCCCAGCGCGAGGGTGACGCGGCCGCCCACGCGCAGCTGCTGAACAACCCGGTCACCGCCGCGCGCGCCGCAGCTGGTGCAATCGTGGACCAGCCGGTGGCGGGTCCGCCGGTGAACGACAACGTGGATTACTTCACGCCACTGCCGGACGTGGGCGGCAAGGGCAAGCCGCTGGCGACGATTGAAAACCTGGCGGAAATCGCGGGACGGCTGGGCGTGACCATCCGTTACAACGTCATTGCCAAGGATACGGAAATCCTTATTCCAGGCGAACAGTTCATGAAAGACACGCGGCGAGGCGCCAGCCTTGCGCGGCTGAAATCGCAGTGCATCAAGTTCGGCATGCCCACCGAACCGCTGGGCGATTACCTGCTGTACCTGTCCGACCAGAACCCGTTCAACCCGGTTATGCAGTGGATCACAAGCAAGCCGTGGGACGGCCGTTCGCGGTTTGACGACTTGCTGGACACCGTGGGGCTGCGCGAGGACTTTGACCCGCTGTTGTGGAAGCTGCTGTTGCGGCGGTGGCTGATTTCGGCCGTGGCTGCAGCGTGCAAGCCCACCGGGTTCTGGTCCAAGGGCGTGCTGGTGTTTCAGGGTGACCAGTCGCTGGGCAAAACATCATGGTTCCGCATGCTGGTGCCGGACGAACTGCGCGAGTTAATCAAGGTGGACGCCATGATTGACCCAAGCAACAAGGACAGCGTTATTTCCGCCGTGTCGCACTGGCTGGTGGAAATCGGGGAACTGGACGGCACGCTGCGGCGCGCGGATATTGCCCGCCTGAAGGGCTTTATTTCGCAGGACGTGGACTTGTTCCGGCGGCCGTATGCGAGGACAGAAGAACAGTTCCAGCGGCGCACGGTGTTCTTTGCGTCCGTCAACCCGGAACAGTTCCTTGGCGATGACACCGGCAACGTGCGTTTCTGGACCATCCCGGCGGTGCGTCTGGACCTGGCGCACGGCATAGACATGCAACAGCTATGGGCCGAAGTGTACACGTGGTTCGAAGCTGGCGAACGCTGGTGGCTGCAGCCGAACGAGGAAGCCCAGCTGGAAGCGCGCAACGCGGATCACGCGCAGGCGCACCCAGTCGAGGAAATCATATTCGCGAAGTATGGCGCCGCGCCGGATCATGTCCGGCGAGAGCCGCGCACGGCCACGCAAGTGTTGCTGAACATAGGGTTTGACAAACCTACGCGTGACCAGCAGACTAGCGCCGCCAATGCTTTACGGAAGCTGTTCGGGAAGCCGAAAAAGACCAAGGCGGGGCGCTTTTACATGGTGCCCATGGATTTGGACGATGGGCGGTTAGACGATGACCGGCCGTTTTGAGTGAGTGAAGCGATTAATACGGCAATACTTATTGAGGAAAGGAATTAGACGTGACGGACAGTGGACACGATTATTGCAATGCCGATGGCGTCCGCGCAGGCAATTGGATGCAAACTTACACCGGCCGCCAGTTCTGGCCGCTGGACCCTCGCGCTGGCGAAGTCCACGTTATCGACATTGCCCACGCGCTCGCCAACGCGTGCCGGTTCGGTGGGCACTGCGAACAGTTCTATTCGGTGGCGGAACATAGTGTTCTTGTCTCGCTGGTGGTGCCGCAGCGGCTGGCGCTTGCTGCGTTGCTGCATGACGCGAGCGAAGCCTATGTGGTGGACATTCCGCGACCAATCAAACCGTACCTTGCCGGGTACAAGGAAATTGAAGCGCAGGTGCAGGCTGCCGTCCACGAACGGTTCGGCATAGGGCCGCTGGACAATAGCGACCAGCAGGCAATCAAGGACGCGGACAACGCGGTGCTTCTGGCTGAAGCGGACCAGATCATGAAGGACCACCCGGCGCCATGGTCCGTTCCTGGTGAACCGGCCAAGGTGCGCGTCACCTGCTGGGTGCCGGACAGGGCAAAGGAACTGTTCCTTGCGCGCTGGGCTGAAATCAACAGCGGCGTGCCCAGTGGCGCATGCTTTGACGCGCTGGTGCACGCATGACCTGGGGCTGGGATGAAACGCCGGTGGGCTTGCTGCGCGGCGAGGAAAAGCGCGCGGAAATAGCCGTGTTCGAAAGGCGCTTGTTAGCGGACCTTCGGCCGCCCAAGGGCAACCGCCGCGAACGCCGTGCAGCCGCAGCACGGGAGCGCCGCGCATGACCCGCGCCGCAGATCACCACCAGGATTGCGGGTGGCACGTGGACCAGTACCCGTTCGAATGCACGTGCGGCGTCATCGGGGACGCGGACCTGTTGCGCGCGCAGCTTATGGGCGTGCCGCTGCCGGAACCGGACCAGCCGAAAGCGCACGCGCAGTTCAAGCGGCGCGAGCCATCGCCAACGTTCTGGCGCAAGCCAGCCATGCCGAACTGGCCGCCGCCGGGTTACCACCAGCTGCCGGACGGCGAGCGCTGCAGGTGCATAGGCATGGCCCAGCGGGGCAGTGAATTCTGGTGTTGTGGCCGTGGCAGGCGCGCGCCAGCGGCTGGGGGTGTGGCATGACGCTGCTAACCGAACAGGAAGCCCGCGTGGTCCACGCACTGGTGGACGCATGGAACGCGTTCTTGGCGCTGCCGGTGGAACACCCAGACGCGCAGACCGAATTCCGGCACGGCATTCACGCGCTGCAGGCCATGGTGTTCGCGCGGCCGGCGGTTCGGTGGTGGAACTACCCGGCCGGCGTGGAAGGACCACCGGCACCAGAACCGGCGCGAGGCAAAATCGACTGGTCCAAGGTTAAGGACTGCCACGGCATAGGACACACTGGCTGCGGATACTGTGAACGGTGCACGCGGCCGCCAGAACCTGAACCGGCGATTTGCACGTGGGCGCCACCATGCGGCGGCATGGCGTCCAATTGCAGCTGGAAGCCGGACGATGACCAGCCGTGTTCGTGCCAGCGCCCACCCGCGCCAGCGGCGAGCGTCGAGCGGCCATGGCGAAGCGGCCGCCCTGACCGCATTGTGCGCTCGCCGCTGCACCCGTAGCGCGCGAGCGGAACGCGCTCGCACCAGACAAGGAAGGCCCCGGAACACTACCGGGGCCTTTTTCGTGGGCGGAAGGGTGACGGAGTGACGGACTGGTGACAGACTAATTCCGTAGTCCGTCACCCACGTAAGCGGCTGATTTTACACGATAATTCGGCATTTGGTGACGGAGTGACAGACTATTCTATAAAATGGAAGGGGTATTTAGAGAAACAGGACACGCAAAACGCCCGCGCTATAGGCAGTTTGCCAGTAGTCCGTCACCCATGACCCGCAAACCCGCAGAAATCCGCCGTTCTTGAGGGTGACAGACTGCACCCCATAGTCTGTCACCCTTGCGCGCAAGTATCGCTTGCGATATCCGTTCGGCAGTGGCATGGCGATTACATGCCATGACGGGGGATTACATGCGGTTACCTGCGAGCGTGCAAGAGATAGCGGACGTTATCGGGCGTGAAGCGGCGCTTTACCTGATAGGCCAGCTGCCCACCTGTTACGCCGGGACCAGCGGCAAGCAATCAACCCGCGTCATCCTGTACGTGCCCAAGCGGTTGAAACCCGGTCACCGGCTTGTGGAAATTCTGGGCTGGCACACCGCGCTGCAGCTTGTCGAAGGGTTCGGCGGTGAAATCCTGCAGCCAGCCAATTGCCAGGAAGTGTACCGGCGGTTCCGGGACAGCGAGGCGGCGCGATTGACTGCGCATGGACTGACTGCGGCGAGGCTTGCCGAAATCATGGCAGTGTCCGAACGACACATTCGGAACATCACCAAGGAAATCCCACAAGAGGCTTTGAATAGCGCAAACGATAACGCTGCGCGGTATGAACCAGCAGCACGAAACAATCGCGGCACCGGCCGCTAAAGCCGCCACCGCTTGGGCCGTTGTAGGCATTACCAGCTGGGCGGAATTCGCGTCATTCCTCGCCGCCATCTATTCGGCGCTGCTGATTATGGAATGGTGCTGGAAGCGCTTTTTGCGCGCCGCCCTGGTCAAGCGCGGGTGGCTGAAGTGAGTATCCGCAAGCGCGTTCTTGTTGCTGCGCTGTCTGTAAGCGCTGCAGGCTTCACGGCATGGCAGGCCCACGAAGGGTTCACGTCCACGGCCGTCATTCCCACCAAAGGCGACGTGCCCACCATCGGCCACGGTTCCACGCGGTACGAGGATGGGCGGCCGGTGCGCATGGGTGACACCATCACCCGCCAGCGCGCCGCAGAACTCGCGCGCAACCTTATGCGCCAGGACGAACGCCAGTTCCAGGCATCGCTGCCGGACGTGAAGCTGTCGCAAGTCGAGTATGACGTATATCTGGACTTCGTTGGACAGTACGGCATGGGCAACTGGCGCGGGTCCAGCATGCGCCGCGAATTGCTCGCTGGTGACTATGCCAACGCTTGCCGCGCCCTGCTGAAATACCGCTACGCCGCCGGATATGACTGCAGCCAGCTTGTGAACGGCCAGCCGAACAAGCGGTGCTGGGGTGTGTGGTCCAGGCAGGTGGACAGGTTCAACAAGTGCATGGGGGTTCAGTGATGAACGCGGATGACGTTGTGCGCGCCATGGGCCGCGCTTTCCTTTGGATCATGTTCGCGCTCGCACTCGCCAGCTTCGTGCTGGGTTTGCTGTTTGGCTGGGCGGCGGCGGTATGATCGCGGCCATTCGTACATGGCTGCAGGGCCGCGCCATTGGCCTGCTGGGCGGTGCGCTGTTCGCCGCCGTTGTCGCGTTCGGCGTCCAGACTTGGCGCGTGGACAAGCTGCAGTTCGCCAATGCCGAACTGTCCCGCCAGCTGAAGGACGCCAAGGCAGCGGCGGACCTGTCCGAACAGCTGCGCGGCCAGGAACAAGCCCAAGACCATACGTCCTATGCGGACCAGTCCGCACGGTGTGAACAGCGGGTCATTACGGCGCTAGACGCTGCCCGCGCAATCGAGGAAATCACCAATGCGAATTCATCGTCTGCCGTTGCTGATCGCCCTATCGTTCCTGCTATCGAATTGCGCCGGATCATCGGCCAGACCGGAAGTGGCACCGCTCGCGTGCCCACTGGAAGCGACCGCACCGCGAAGCCCTGAACCCCAGCTGCCTGATAGCGCTGGGCTGGTGCAGCCCAAGACAGCGGCCGAACGCAAGGCGGTGGCATCATTCCTTGGGTGGCTGGCCATGTACACCAGCTGGTCAAGGGAAGGCGAGGCAAGGGCAATCGCTGTTCGTGATTGGTGCGAAAAAAATCGTCATCAATCGAAAAAAAGTTCTTGACATCGGTCATGAACAATGGGCCACCCCACCCCCCTTTGGGTCCTTCCGAGGCATTATCCCCATGCGGGGACACCGTGCC